TAGTGTACAATCACACACAGTATTAATTGCAGCCATTGTAAACATGTAACATAACCATAGTAATAATATACCTGCTAGTATGTATATAAGTAAATTACCTAGTATCTCCACTGCCTTTGATAGCATCCCGTTGTTTTCTACTCTCTAGTTTATCTAAGTTCTGTGAAGCAATTACAGACAAAGACACACCTAAGTCTTGCGCTAGTGCGGCACAGTACCATAGCACATCCCCTATCTCAGATGCAATCTCTATCTTTTTTTGTTCTAACTCTTCTGTGGTAAAGCCATCACGTATAAGTTTCTTTGCTTTATTAGCAACCTCACCAGCCTCACCAACTAATCCTAAAGCTGGGTAGGTTATTCTGTATGATTCAGGATAGATTGCATACACCTTTGCTTTCTTTTGATACTCGTTTAATTCCATGTTGCCATACTTCTCCTCTTGCCATTTAAGCATTTCATATTCAAGCCACGTCACTTTCTTTTCCTTTAAATGCTTTGATTACATCAGAAGAAAACAACTTCTGTAAGTTTAATAAATACATACGTGCTGCATTATTGTCACCACCAGACACAGACCTCTTGTAATCTAGGTTCTTAATAATTCTTTTTAAACTTTTCGTGTCAAATACCAGCGTAGCAAAGGTATCTTCCCCGATACACAGATTATGAAACCAGAAATCTGATTCCGTAGCGTTGATTCCACTTGGCTTACCATAGCATTCGTATTCAATTGCGATGTTACCTGTCTTCTGCCACACATCTCTTTCACTCTTAACCTCTATCTTTCCTTGCTGTAACATGTCAGCAATCTGCTGTTCTCTAACTTCACCATAGGCTAAGTCAATATCAAATTTCTTTCTATCCTTAATGCTCGGTTTTAGTGTCGTCATATTCATACACATCTCCTCTTTGTACTAGTTCTAATGCATCCCATCTACCCTGATACTTAGCAACTTTATCTAACTCTACATTTATTGCTTCCATGATATCAGAATGTTCCCCGATACCTACTGAATTTGTAAGGTATAACTCTACATTGGATACATGTAACTGCATATTTGATATTGCATTTGACTTTAAAACATTTATTATTTTTTTTCTTTGCATATACTATTTGCCTAACTATGTGACAAGTTCATCTGCGGTGGTGGGCGTTATAAACTCAGGTTCTTTTTCTTCTGATAAAGATTCTACTAGACTTGATGCATACGTATTTTCTGCTACTTTCATTTCTTCTAATAAGAATCTTGCCTTACGTATTCTTTGTCGCAAATCAATTACATGAGATAGAATGATGTGTTCTCTATCATCTAAATCTGATATATCGTACTCTACTCCACCAACTTTTAACTTTGCTTGTTTTTGTTCTGTTGCCATCTATTTACTCCTACGCTGTTTAAGTAACACTATTGTATTACTTTTTGTTTAAATCTATGTCTAAAGAATACTATTATATTAATTATAGTATTTATAGATATAGTGAAAAGCATTGCTACTTCCCACCAGTTTGCTACATAATTTAAAACCATCCTAGCTTGACCCCATTATGTATGATAATAAAAAAGCAAGCAACCAGATGAGTGAGTACCCAAAAGGTACGTAGCATAGCTGCAATATCGCTTTCACTTTCATCATCTGTTATCTTGCTACCAATTGTTTTTGCCCATACTCTCCATGCTTTACTTCTCATAGTTCTTTCTTTGTAACTCCGTATAAGCTAGTCGCAATATGTCATGTCTGCGTATACCTATATCTTCTAGTGTGCTGTCAGGCAATTCTTGTAACAGATGTATAACTTTTCTAGTCCTACGCCAATCTATAACATATCTCATAAATCTTGTCAAGTAATTTTCTAGTGCTAATTTTTTCATTCTTCCTTATCCTCTATCTTGTTTTCTCATTGTAAAGTGACAGTCTCAGTGACGGGTAACTGTCTGGTGTAGCATTCACACGTAAGGGCTATTATGTACACTAGCTCACCCTAGCCGTATCTACCTCATATACTGCTTATTGTCTTATATTATATTAAGTATTACTATCATTACAATACACATTATAATAATAATAATATCGTTATCTACTTCTTTCATTGTATCTCCTACTTCATGCCGCAGTCAAATCTACGACTTCACATACCCCTGCTGAACAGGCTAACTCACGTCCACCAGATGTGTTATCTTCTTTCTCAAACTCAGGTAACAAAGACCAGTCAACTGTGTCTGGCATACGTGCAAACAACTCTGTGTACTTGTCCTTGTCAATGTCCTGATAAGGTGCTTGCTGATATGTATGCTCACTGAATGGTAAGAAGCTAATGCCTGATACCTCATCAAAGTTCTCATACACCCATGAACCTACTTCCATCCATTCATTCTCCTTCACAGAGATTGTAACAGATGGCTTATGCTCACACCAGTGACGTTGATATAGTAACCATAAGTCTAACTGCTCAATAGCTGTCATGTCAGTGCGTGTAACTGCACCAGAAGGTGACTTCATAGGAAAGCTAAACACTGTTGTGCTGTCAGGTTTCATAACGTCAGGCTCTGATGGTATCCCTTGTGCAGTTAAGAACTGTGTTAGTGGGTCTTTATTATCTCCACGAACAGTACGAACATAGTATGGATTGTGTCTGGCGTGAATGCCTGATGCACTATCAACAAGTTGGCTGACCGTTCCACTTGGCTTGACACAAGTGATAGCAGTAGATTGTGGTATGCCTAACTGTTCAGCAAAAATTTTATTTGTCTCTACAGCTGCAGCTTTTAGTTCTTCTAGTATCCCACTAATATTAGGACCATACGTACCACTCTTACCTGAGAGTATTTGATTGTCTAAGATACCAGTAAGAGACACACCTAGTAGTCTTTCTTCTTCCGTGTTCTTTTTCCATATGCTACGTAAGTATTTAAAGTCTGTCAAAGTGGATTGGAAAGTGCCTAGTATTGTAGCAAGATGTACTTTCTTACGTAATGAATCTACATTATCAGATGAACGTGCCACTACCTCAGACAGGTTACAGAATTGGTAGGGTCGTAAAATAATTTCACTACAAGGATTGCAACCAAAGTTAATGTAGCTTGACGCATCTCTGTGAGGATGCATAGTGTAATGCGAATCTGTGTCGTCAAGCATAGGTGTATTATGTAATTTACGTCTTCCATTCTTTGCTGCTTGTTTAACAGCAGACTGACGATTAAATATACCACGCTCACCAGACTTGCTATTATACAATGATAGCCACTCACGCATGAATGTACCCATCTGTGGCTTCTCTTTGTACGCTACAGAGTTATTAGCTAACGCACGTTGTCCTTCATTCTCCCACCACTGACCTGACTTAGCGTGTGCCATCTGGTCATCATTAAGATTAGATAAGCTGATAAGTGCTGAACGTCTTACACCACCCACAACTACAACCTCACCAATCTTACACATGATATCGTGACACTCAATAGGATACAGCCTACGTCCTGTTGCACCCTTGAACTTCTCAATACAGAAGTTAAACAACTCAATCAAAGGCTGTGGTCCTGATGCTCTACCACCAAATGTCTTTAGCCTTGCACCTGCTGGACGTACCTCTGATACATCCCACTTTGGTATTTGCCCGGCATACAGCATAGCAATCAGTTCACGTAGAGCCTTTGACCATCCCGGTCTACTGTCACCAACCTTGATTACTGTGTCGCTGTACTCAAGGTGTTCATTAACTGAGGGCAACTTGTCTACTGCATTACGCTCCACAGAGAAGCCTACACCTGTGCCACACATTAGGATGTACATTGTCTCATCAAATGCTCTAGGGCTGTCTACAGGTACATAAGAACAATTATAACCACCTACGTGGCATCTGTCTAGGGCAGGTCCTGATGTCATCAATGCTCTCATGCTTGGCATTATACGTTGCTCAAGCACTGCTTCTTCAAGTTCGTTACGTAATGAACGAGACAACTCAAAGTTACAGGTATCTTTTAAATGCTTAGTCATGTAATCAAAGTAACGTGTTACTGTCTCACCCCATGTCTCACGTCTTTGTTCATCTTCTTTCCATCTAGCATAGCGAGACAATGCAATAAAGTTTTGATAATCTGTAGGTAAAAGGTTGCTTATCATGTATTCTTCTCCATTTTTGTTTTTATATATTTTATTGTCAGTCCATCTACATCATACAATATATCACGCAGTAGTTCTCTTATTTCTTCAGATGGATTTTCATCAGCAGGTATTTGATAATCGTCTTCATCTACTTCTAAGGTAATGTATACTTTAACTATCATAATTACAACACATCTTTACCGTCTATTTGATTGATACGCATCTGACCATACCTAATCATTTTTTGTATATCTAATTTTTCAGATTCTAGTAACGATAATCCTTCATACTTTTTGTCTCCTGCCCGGCAAATATACTTTATACAATTGCCTTTATAATATGGTAAGTCATTTCTCATTATAAATGTAACAGGTTCAATAATATACTGAGCGTAATGGGCAGGTTTATTAACTATGTCGAAACGCTCTAAGGCATCTAGTTCTTTTCTTTTATTTTTCATAAACTCTTCATGTCCTACATGTGTCATCTTACGTATTCTACTCTGTATCTTTTTTAAAGTTTAGTTTAATGACATTACCATCTGTGTATTCAATGTCTACCATTTTAACATCATCATTATACGCCTCTAACATAATCTCAAAGTCTTCTGGATAGTGTTCCGCTACATAGCGATGGATAGCTTCACGAACATGAGTGTCTATTTCCATAACAGCCACAGAAGATACCATCATTTTTACAAAGACATCTATACCAGCATATGCTTCTGTTGTCAATACAGCTTTTGGTGGATATATAGCAGTTACATCTACGTCACCACTCCAAATATTTTTTTTGTTAAAGATAGGCTTAACATGTATGCAAAAATCTTTCTCTCCGAGTTCTAAGTTTTGTTCCATTATTTTATTTTCCTTTCTATTTTATTAAGTGGAAAAGAAATAAACTTTGAGTGTTTATTTTTACCCTTTTCTTTTAACCAATCTTCAGGTATTATTCTATCGTAATATTTAAAGTTATATTTAGTACACCATTCAGCATAAGTAGACTTTGCACCCTTGCGTAGTTTTCTTTTACTATTTGTAAACACAAATCTTATATCTAAAGCAGGATGTTGTTTGCTTATTTCCTTATGTTTTCTTCTGTCTTGTGTAGTAAAGAAACCTTTTGTCTCAATTATTATACCATTGTCTAATACAAAGTCAGGTGTGTAAGTTCTGTAAGTTAGGTCTTCCCATTGAATCTTAATACTTTCGTATTCAAACTTGATATTTAATTTTGTAAGTCTATCTGCGTTAGTGAGTTCTAACCCACTTCTATAACCGTGTTTAAGTGCTAACCTATTCTGTTTGTAGCGTGAGGATTTACGCAACTTGATACTCATGTGCTAACTCTACATAATTAACAATCTTAGGTTCTTTAGCTTGAGACTTTACAGCAGGTAATTCTTTTAAAGTAGGCCAACAACTAAATCTGTAGTCACAAAAACCACACTCTGTACCTAGAACTTTGTTTCCTGTAGGCTTACTTCTAAAGGTTTCAATCTGTGGCTCAAAGCATCTCTCGAACTTATTTTCTTTTAGTTTTTTGTTTATTGTTTTTATCTTATTAAGTTCTTCTTCAACATCTATACCACTAGCAGGTATGTATTTAAACTCCCCATTGGCTTTGTTCACTACCCACCAACCACCTGCTTTTAATCCCGATGCTTTAGCATAACCTGCAAGTTGTCCTATGTAGCCAAAAGGGTCACTAGATTTTAGTGTATCAAAACATAAGAACTTGTTTTTGTAAGACCAATCAGAAGCAGATTTAATATCATCCACAGCATCATCAATAACGATATCGTATGTACCAGTAATAGTATCATCATCAACTGACAACTTAACAGTGTCCGAATCCTTATAGTCTACTCTTGCTTCTTTTAATAACCCTTTAAAAACTGCTTCAACAATGTCACCAAGTAGCATGTTCATAATAAATGTTGTAGGTTTTGGT